CAGTATTGATAATATTCCCGCGAGCGCAAAGGAATGGACAGTTGACGCGCAACCTCTACCCAAAAGTCGTACCACTCAGTATAGCACCACAATCGGGCATAGGCATCAAGCTTTTCGGCCAACTCACCCTCCGACGTCCACGCATTTACCAAATGCTTCGATAAATACATCGGACGCGGCTCAGCCGTAAAGTCGGTGCCCATGAACACCATCCGTTCTTCCCATTCCTTCACTTTGCACCCCAGCTCCTCAAGGCGGGCCAAGTAAGGCTCAGAAATTTGGGATTGGAGAACATCATCTCCAGTAGCCCAAACTGACCCCACTCGCTGCCCCGACCGCAAAGAAGCTAGATAGTGCAACGCAACCATCGACAATGAATTGTCCGAGATTGTTACGAACAACCCGGACTTCATCGCTCCAGCAAAACACTGCTTCAGCACGAGTCCATTGGAGAATCGTATAACCGACTCCTCAAAGGCATCGCGATAAAGCCACTCCAAAACCAAGTGCCAATCCGGCGGACCCCCCGCGCGCTCACGCAGCCGACGGCAACACTGAAACACCCAGCCAGGAGCATTGACATCCCAGGCTGATATGTCTCTAGAAAACCGCAAACCGCGTGCACGGGCGGATGCCACGAATCGTCTCCAGCCTCCATAACAAAAGACTAGACCATGGGCACTAGGCACAGAGTAAGCATTGGCGTTCAGCCAGTCGTTCTGATGTTTTAGCGCCAACCGCCACAACATCTGAACCGGCAAAGAGGCACACATGATCAACCGCCACCGGTGCTCACGCTGCTTCTTTGCAGTATGTGGTTCCGACTTCACAAAACACCTGAATTGGTGTTGAAATCGTCCATCATAGACTGCCTGCACGTCGAACCAAAGCCGTTGCACCTGAGTCTCATCAAACTCAGACACTCCGTCCCAACCCAGCCAAGCTCCTATCGTCGGTTTTTCCAACATATAGGGAATGCCGGGGGTCGACGTGAAATCAAGATCCATCAAACAGTCCCTGAACCGTTGCTCGGAAAACCAGTCGTCGGGGGCACATGGCAACCCGGCGTACTGCTCTTCCAAGCGAAAAAGAACCCAGTCCTGCTCAGCGGAAGTAGGAAGCTTTAATTGGCTCCTTCTTTCCGCTGCAGCTGTGAACTGGGTGCAGAAACTTTTGTACTCAGCTTCTGCGGAGGTGTCGGCAAGGACGTACTCGCTCCCACTTGCGCTAACAGCTTGTTGAAACGATGGTCCCAACTTCGCTGCAGCCCCGACAAGTGCTTGGCCAACTCTTGAATTGAACCCAGCACTTGCTCGCGTGGGAGTTCTCCGCTCTTTGCCGACGAGGATGAAGCCAGGCGGGATTGGCTCGTTGGCGGGCGCGACTCTTCGGTCTTTGTCGCCCGCCGCTGGCCTTCCCCCTTAAAACCTGCGACCATGCCCAAAGGCACGGACTCAGGCTCGTAGCTCGGATGATAGCCACGATTGCTCCATTCCTCGGCAAGCTCTTCATACTCCATCTGCGCATCCCACCGTTGAGAATGACGCAATGATTGCATCTTCGAAAAGATTACCTCATCGGTCAAATGGTAGTTGCCATCCGAAGTTCGCAAAACGACTTTCTTGTCGCCAGTGAATTCATAAGCCACCTCCTCCTTGCCCAGGTTAATGAGGAAATCATCACTTCCCTCATTGGGTTGGTCCAACGCACTCTTGAGGCGGACATAAAGGTACAACGCCTCATATCCGCCACCCTTATTGCCTCCGTGACAATGCATGCCAACGACAGTTGTGCCATTGGCATAAACAGACCCACTGAAGCCGGGCAGTGTCGAACCCGTGTATGCCGTGCTACCAAAACTGATGGCTGGCGACAAGCGTCCGACGGACCATCGCTGATCGCAATGGCTGACTATCGAAACAGTCGTCTCCTTGCGGAGCGGTCCCATCTTCACCTGTGCCACCCTCAATCCCGACCAAGTTGACGCGGGGACGTAAAACGCCACCGCGTCAGCCGCTAACGTGATCGGGGTCGAAGTGACTTGAGCGTAGGATGTTCCATTAACCACCCACGTCTCCATGCCAGAGTAGGTATTGTGCATGGGAGTAACCAGATAATCGTCCATGCGAAAACCGGCTCCAACAATGCACAAATCCTTCCCCCGGCGTACAGCCACTCCAACCTGGCCGCGCGGCAATTTTCCGCCATCTTTCAGGTCACTGCCATCAAGCAGACTCTCACGCTTTGCTATCGTGTCATCAACACGAATCACCAAGCGGCGGGTCAGCTTGCACAGGAACACTGAAGTCTTGACGATCCCCACGACTATTTTCCAGACCAGATACACCAAAACCAGGCTTGCTGAACCCGCCAACACGCAACGCCAGAACAACGGCGTAAGCGAATAGACGGGGACGGGGCATGAGCACCAGAAATCCTGATACTCCACGCCAACCTCGCGTTCCATGAGGCCATAAGGCTTCATGACTCGGTAGGCCAAGCCGAGCGCAGTCTGCCACCACGTCTCCTGGCACATTGCCAGGCAGCGCAAGACCACTTGCGTGGCCACCAACGAAACCACCACATACGTCAATACCGACGCCATTATGGTGGCAGTGAGGCCCACGCTCACTCGAGTTAACGACTCTCGAGACATTACCATCTCGTTGCTCACCACTATAAGCAATAATGTCAAGCTACAATCACAAATCAACGGACAACTCCTCACGGAAGTCAACATCAACGGACGAGCGACACGAA